CTTAACTTATATACTCTAACTTCATTACCATCTTTACCGGTAAAAGTATAATCTACTTCTGGCTCTTCCGGTAGCTTAAAGAAATCGTCATATAAATATTGAGAACCCGCCAATTCATGTGGATGACTATAAAACGAAACAGATTCCATCTCCCAATGTGATATATTTCCGGCCGCGTATTTATTAAACATTTCATCATACAATGTTTTGTTTAATTTATTTAATACTTCTTCTTTATTTTCTTTTAAGTATATACGCATCGGATCCATACCACGTTGATACAGATTATCCCATACAGCCGCCGAAATACTTGTGCCATTTGAGATATAATCGGCGCTAAAGTTATTCGCAATAAAGTTAATAGCTGCATCATTTAATTGATAATTTTCAACTTTCTTTTGCTGCTTTAAAAACTTATTAAATAAGAATAACTTTTTACAAAAGATAAGTTCTTCTGGAATCAAATCATAATTGATTAACATTTGCATATTCTGTAAAGTCAATCTCTGTTTCTTATCGGCAATCATATCAATATATTTTGCCATAATTTCTTCTCTTGGTAATTTTACAAGTTCATCAAATGCTCCGCACTTAATGAGATTCGCCATTTGTATCTTATTGACCTTAACCTTATCCAAAAAGTCTTCCATTGATTTAAATGGACGCCCACCCATAATATCTTTGATGGTAGACGTTGAAAGTCTTGTAATACCACGTAAACCGTAGAGGATTTCATTATTTTTAACCACTGGAGTAAAGGTGTAACTGGAATCATTGATGTCTGGTGGAGCGACCTGAATTCCATAATTACTGAACCGCCCGATAGCCGCCGCAACTTTACCATAGTCAACTGTTTTAGTCTTTTCTTTCTTCTTATCCTCTTTCTCGCCTTCTGCAATTTCATTTTCTTCTTCCCATTCTTCTTGTTCTTCTTCTTCTTCATCTGGATCTTCATCAGGTTCTGCTTCAACTACTAAAGAAGCTTCACCATCTTCGTCATATTCAACAGTTTGAATACCGCCGCTATCTACAATAAGATTTGCAGTATTCCAGAATATAATTGGGAAAAACCGTGCAAGATTCATTTCTTGCAATGCAACCATCGAATATGAATACGTGTGCGCCGCATTAAATCCATATCCGCGGCTCAATGCAATTTCAATATTCCATACATAATTACAGAACTTTTCGCTTAATCCTTTTTCTTTTACATTATCAAAGAATTGCTTTGTTAATGTATCATATTCTTTAGGATTTTTCTTTGCTATGGACTTTCTTAGTTTATCTGCAAACTGTAAGTCCCAACCGCCACATTCCGGCAATTGTACTAACTGCATAAACTGTTCTTGTGTGATTGACATACCATCTGAGATATCTAATTCACGATGCATAATCTTACGCTCTTCTTCTGTAAGACCCATCTGAATCATTTCTTTATCCCAATCTTGCGGCCGCTCCCTAAATCGTGCATACTTATCCAATGGACTTTCTGCTCCTTTTTCAGTTGCCATTAGACGAATAACTGAGTTAAGAACTGCAAGTTCGTCAACGCTTCGTGGATGCGTTAATGAAATGCCGCGCACGCCGCTTTGTTGTTCCATCTGAAATAAAGATACAATTTCATGGTTCTGAACCATATCCCACATTTTCTCGTCATCACGGTTTATCTTGTAAACACCGAGTGCATTTTCATATGTTTCTCTAAGATTCTTACCCGCCTGAATATATCCTTGTTCTACTAACAAATCCAAACACGTATGAATCTTATCGGCCGCTTCTACGCTCAACAAGTCCATCTTAATCATTGAAACATCTTCAAGGTCATGTAGTTCGAACTGAGTAATGATTGTACCATCGGGCGCGCGCATTAGCGCACTAGATTCTGTAAAATCTTCATCTGTGAATACAACGCCACCTGCATGAATACCCTGACCACAAATTAGACCTTCAATTCTTTGAGCTACTTCCCAAAGTCCAGGATGTTTATTAACTTCATTTATAAAAGTCTGATTTGGCGGGATTCCATTTTCTTCATCACCATAATAAGTTTGCTTTAATGTATAAACCTGGCCACGTTCTGCTTGAATGAGATTAGAAATATAAGATGCTTCATCATTATCTATACCCAAGCCGCGACAAGCAGTTTGAATAGCTGACTTTGATTTTTCTGTTTTAAAAGTGGCAACATTCGATACTCGATTTTCTCCGTATACTTTTCTCAAATGCTCCAAAGTCTGCGCTCTACGAACGCCTTCAATATCAACATCAATATCGAGCACGGAAACACGAGCTGGATTAAGAAAGCGCCAAGGGTAAGTTCGGGTTTTCTCACGCAGGCAATCAATCTGAATAATATCAAGTGCGTAAAGTAATACAAAACCCATACCAGACCCGCGCGCCGGTAATACAATCGTTCCCGCATTCCAACATTCATCTATAATCTTTTGTAGATTTAAGAAATATGCTGACCATTGCGCTTTATTGACTTCTGAAGAAACCCAAGTCATTTCTAGGCACTCATTTAGTGCTTTATATGCTTCTTCATTTTGGAGATCTGGATGTTTTTTAATACCATTGATTAGTGCATCTACCAATACGTTATCTGCTTTATAAGAAGATAAAATAAAGTTTCCAAGTGCCGGCATCTTTTTACTATATTCAGTAATTTCTTGCGCTGTTAATTCGTCAAATTTACGCCAAGGCAAACTCGGAATCTTTAATGGCTTCAATACACTAAATTCTTCACATCTATCTTTAATTTCTCTAATCGCATCATACGCGGCTTCAATTTCTTCCTCAGATAAATACGGGAAGAAACTACGAATTTCTTCATCATTCATCATATACGTTGTCGCATAGAACGAACGAACTTCTCTATCACCGTCTTGTGAATTAAGAAATGCTTCATGAATTTTAGCTTCTTCCGGCCGCCCATAATGGCTATCAGTTGTTATAATATATTTAATTCCAAGTTCCTTTGAAATCTTTAATAGTTGCTTATTAACAAATACTTGCTCTTTTCCATTTGAAGGCTGCATCTCCAAATAGAAATTACCTTTACCAAATATATCTTCAATATATAAACACCAACGCTTCGCAGTTTCATAAAATTCTTTATCGCCTGTATCCATATATTGAAGTAGAAACTTATCTAATTGAGAACCCAAACAAGCACTTGATGCTATCAAGTGCCCTGGATTTGGCTTTACGATATCTTTCAAGTCCTGATAATAAGTTGGACGCCTGCGTTGGCGCCGACTCATATATGAACGTTGCCATGCTCTTGTAGATAACTGACAAATCTGTTTATATCCAATCTTATCTTTTGCTAAGAGAATAAAATGAAAATATCTATCTTTTGTCTTATCAAAGTTCTTCGCGGTCAAACCATTACGAGTAAGATATATTTCATTGCCGCGAATTAACTTAAAATTATCCCATTTAGGATCGTGTGGAATAATATTGCCTTCTTTATCCTTCTTATCGGTACGTTGTTGTTTTATATACTTTTCTGCCTTAATATAACTTGATATAGTTTCATGGTCAGTGATTGCAACACATTCATGTCCTAGCTTAATCGCTAAATCAATTAGACCTTCAACACGATTAATACAGTCACGAAGAGTCTCGTTACTATACATTGTATGGTTATGACAGGATCCTGGATACTTTGACATTTACTCACTTCCTTTATCTATATCTATTATATCATGAATTTTATTTTAAGTCAATCAATCATTACGACTGTTAAAATTGGACACTTAGGATTCGCACTATCACCATCGTAAAACTCTTCATTAATATGGCAACCTTCTACATGATAGCCTCCCCAATCTACCACTAGCAAATCTTGAGGCATTTCTTGTAGTTTTTCGATAAGTTCTTTTACTGTCATATTATACCTCACTTAACTTTCTCCCGCACCAAGGGCAATATACTATTTGCGTTTCGCCGACATATTCTTTCGTATATATATGAACATGATGCTCATCTTCTTTTTGTGTATTTACTGAATATGCCAACAGTCGCCATTTATCATTTTCATTTACTAATTGTATATGTATGCCGCGTTCTCCGGCTTTTACATGAGCTCTTTCGTCAGCATTTTGTAGACAATATAGACATTGTTTATTAGAACTCATATCTACTATTATCCTCCATTGAATACAGAAATAGTATTCATAATAACACCAACACAAATTAATATCCAACCAACAATTCGTTTCCAATCTTTATTTTCTTCGATGCCAAAACCCCAAGTTACAAAGCCAAGAGTAATTGTATTAATGATAACACGCACATCAAAAGTCATATTTACTATTATCCTCCACTAATTCATAATCAGTAATAAATACCTGGACTGATTCTTTCCCCATCCAAGAATTAAGGTTCGCGCGCCCATAGACGGTTAACTTCTTAGTTCTATTATTCATAACTTCTTCAATGAAATCTGTATCTTTAAATTTCACATAATCAATACCGTTATATGAAATCTTAATGCTGTCTTTACTTGCTCCCATAACCATAACATTCATTAATGGAATATCTTTAATAACAATCATTGGTTCTTCAATATGATTACCAAAATACTCTGGATGTGAAGCAAGACAGTCAAGTAATTCATCATTATAATCATTGCCGTCTAAGATGTAATCTACAACATAACAATTTTCAAAGTCTTTTGCGCTTAGATGTGTATTAGCATAATTTAATAGAGAATCTAGTTTGTCACCATTTAATCCCCAGCCAGCAGCATTGTCGTGCCCAGCGGTATATGTCACTAATCCACTATCTTCCAAGAACTTTTTAAAACTAGGCAATCCGGCAAAATTCCCATCAGAACGAATACTACCTTGAATTTCATTGTTGTTATTGCGGCGGCCAATCATAACGGGTTTATGATATTTACTTACAACGTTCATCGCAATCAGACCAGTAAGCTCTTGTGGAATATTGTCCATAGCATCCAATTCTACAAGAATAATATTATTATCATCTAATCCATCTTTCTGAATCTTAAAGTCAACAATGCCCATAGCCTGCTCTTTTAATCTATCTTGCCGCGCCTTAGCATTCTTGCCTACTCGCGCGGTCTGCTCAGCTGCATATTCAATATCTCCTGGGCGCGCGCCACGTTTAGTGCTCGGCATAGCTCTATTAGGCTCAATAAAACAATAAAACATTGTTTCTTTTTCTGCAATTGTTCCTACGCGCGTAATAGCATTGATAAGAGGAGCAATATAAAAGGCAATATCAATAGGAGTTAAGCCATTATAAGGTGATACTGCTTTGTCTTTTAATGAATATGCTTGAGATTCAATAAGTGTTCTAAAGCCTTCATTATGAATGTTCTTTAATCCTTCCATCATAATATAATTAGTCTCTATATTCGTTCTGTCCATTACATCTGCAATTTCTCCGAGCGCAGCTAAATCTATATAATTATGTGCTTGATTTATTCCCAATTTCGCATCTAGGACTTCACAGAACTTATAAACAACACCAGCTCCACATAATGATTTATTTGGGTAGTCTGGAGACAGTTGATTATTTACTACAATAACCGATGGAATGTTGGATGTAACTGGATTACCCTGGTCATCATATAGCTGTTCATGATGGTCTAAACAAATAACATCCATACCCATTTCTCCAAGTAAAAGATGCTCTTTTACATCATATGAACCCGCATCTGGCAAAATTACTAAATCCCAGCGTGCCTCATCTATAATCCAATCTACCTTATCATTAAGGCCATGCTGCTTATGATCGTGTACAGTAAACTCTAACTCTACTTCTGGAAAAATATGTTTAATATACAGCCAAAGAATTGCACTTGATGTGAATCCATCGCAATCGGCGTCTACGACAAAAAGAATTTTATGCTTTTCGCGCAAATGATAAAGCAATCTTTCCGCGGCGGCATCAATATTCTTTAATTGATATGGATCGTTTTCACACAACATACTAGGATTCATAAATTGCTCTATATCTTGAACTCCTCTATCTTGTAGAAGTTCTTTTAGTGCTTTATCTGGATTTGTACTATATTTTTTTCTTAATCTATATCTCATAGCATACCACCCGCGTTGTTATTAGAATATCCTACCCAATTACACTTATCACATTCATATTGGTATTTTGGCGGATACGTAGTTAAAATTATATCATTTCTACGAAATAGCTTTGCTCCGCATTCCGGACATTCAATGTTTACTTGTGAGCGCGGTTCCATTTCCCATGTATCAATAAATATCATTTTATTAAATTCATCCCATTTCATTTTCTATTCTCCTTATCTTACTTTTATTCTATGTCTATAAAGTTCTTCAAAAACTTCCTTACCCCTATCAAATGGAGAATCTTTATATCCTAAAAGATTATCCATATCCCATATATAATAGAATGCTGCTTGCCCTTGAAATTTTCTACACATATTCTCTATTTTTGTACGATATTCTCGTGCCTCATTTGAGCGCCAATCTTCATATTCTTTATCAAAAGCAATCGTGATTTCATTCGCGCCGAGAATATTAGTTAACAAGCTCACATGAAATTTATTTATCATTGACCCGCAACACGCTACTGCATTTGCATATTCACCATAATATCCTTCATCTAATAATACTGATTTTTCACCTTCTGCAATTATTGCACTTCTGCGCTTTCTAATTGCGTCTTGATGTTCATATATACCATATAAGTTAAAATGTAATGGATGTGCATATAATGTTTGACCAATTTGCACTGGCCGATATTTTCCATATTCTTCCGCTTCTTCTGGGTTAAGCGTTCGCGCGCGAATACCCACCAATCGACCATTAATATCAAAATGTGGAATTGTTATCTTATTTTGAGCATTTAAAAATCCAATATGAAACTTATCCATTACCTCTGGCTTGATTCCATCTTTAAGCCACAAAGGATGATGATATGGAAGAAAATAACTTAACATTTCTTTTGGATATTCAGTTAGTTGAGGAATAGAAGAATCAAACTTATATTGTTCAAAGTTAATATCAGATTTATATTTCTTATGGTCAGAAACTGTAATGTGCTTAATACATTTCTTTACATAATCTACTGCTTCTTCAAACTCTACTCTATGATAATTTATTCTCATAAACTTTTGATATAAAGTAAAGATTGACATCGCTTCATTACATTCTGTATAACATCTAAATATTTTATTATTCTGATACCAATATAGCTTCATTGATTCTGCTTCATCTAACGGATTATGGCAAATTGTCGGACAAACCAAATATCCTTTATCTTCATATACAGCAATTTGATCCACACCTAAACTTTCCAAAAATGTTTTTACATCTTCCAAGGTAATAGAATCTATCATATCTTGAATACTTACATCTAACAAATCTAGTTCTGGATCAAGTCCTTGTAATGATGCTGTCATTTATATCATCCTTTCTCCATACTAATTTTTCGTTCACTTGCGCTTGAGAATAAATCAATTGGTTCTGGAATAGGTTGATTTAAAGCATTTGTAATAAATAAATCCTCTCTTTCTCCTGTACCTAAATGTAATCTTATCCAAATTCTTATCATTTTATAGCGGCCGCGCCGCATTTTATAAATATCCAATACATGAGTTGGACGAGTTGAATCTTCAATACATTCTGGTTTAATCGTGCCATCGCGAACCGCTACTTTCAAGCCTGCTTTCAATGATAACCATCCTTTTTCTGAGATACGAGTCATTACATATCCCATATCCGCTTTATCAGCTATACTTTTTGCGCCACGGATACTCTTTTCATCTTTAAACTCCATCTCGTCATTTTCCATACCAAGTGCATTTACCTGAGTCGCAGATGAAATAAAGATGTTATAATCTTTTGCAAGCTGTTTCAACTGGTTTGCCATCATCATTAGAATAACATCTTCTCGAACATTATTCTTTGTAAATTGTCCAATCATACTTGCCGTAGAATGAATATAATCGAAAAATACATACTTAACTTCATCAACTGTTGCATACTTGCGAATCGTTGATTGAACATTTTGTAAGTTTGGGTCACTTATTTCTTCAATAATAAAGTACCCACTATATTCTTCCATTATTCTCGCAGCCATTTTAACTCGCGCCAATTCTATTGGAGTTTCATAATGCCCTGTTAAAATATGATCTTCATCTACTCCAGAAAGATATGCCAACATAATTGTTTGCAATTCTTCTTTATCCATTTCTGTTACAATGAATAATACTTTTCTTGGCATCCGCACATTACCTTCAGAATCCAATTCTTCAATAAATGAATTCTTTTTATGCGACCATCGTTTCGGATAAGCTAAATGACAGGCATCAAATATACTTGTACGAGATTTACCTGCACTTGTGCTTGCGCTCTTTAAGAAAAAGCACCCTTCTCGCGCGCCTCTACATACTGAACTAAAAATCTTTCCTTCTACCGAAGGTCCAATACTTGGAGAAGTTCTTAATTCTTCAATTAGTGTCATAATCCCTTCCGCGGGATTGCCTTGTCTACTATTACCATTCGTAAATTCACTACGAATTTCATTATACTTTTTTTCAATGCTATTTAATATTTCATCTAGTGTTGCTGCTTCTAACTTATTAATTAAAGATACTTCTAATTTCGGATCTTTTACATCTTTATCATCAATAAAATACTCACTAATATCATAATGTTCTTGCTGTAACTTTCTTAATAATGAATTCTTTTTTAATCTTTTATAATATACTTCAAAGTTGCCTAACTGGGCGTACTCATATGCGTTCTTAAGAAAGTCAAGACCATTCTCACTTTTATATGTTGATGCGGCCAAACCACCGCTTCGTTCAATCTCTTGGTCTACCTCCATCGGCGTCAATGCCGTGGCGCCCGCCTCATATAATTTTTTAATTGCCATTAGACATACTTTTGCTGACTTAAAATCAAAGTCTTGCGGACGTATGTCTGGATATTCCAAAAATAATAGAGGTTTATACATTAAGCAACCGATAATCTGGCGATACGCCTGAGTGTCGGATAGCGTCATATAATTCCTCCTTTACTTTAATCTAATAGTGCATCATCGAGATTTATTTCTTTTTTCTTAGAAGTGTTTTCTTTAATAGGGACTACATATTCATGTGTTTCTGTATTTGCAATTGCCGCCGCAATACTACTTGCGCGAGCTTGTCTATCCGCGCGCCAAGCTTTCATATTTGCCATACTACGTGGACCAACCAGCGCTAATGATTCAGATAATTTGTCTTTCTTTGATACATTATAAATATAATCAAGACAATCAACGATTGCATCATCAGTATATCCGTATTCATTTTTCAAACGTTTTCTTTCTGTCCAGATGCGTGGCCCAGGACTCTTAATTCCGAATATTTCACATACTTTATTTGAGAATCTTTCTCGCGCCAATTTCTCTTCATAACAAGTTGGACAATACCAATATGTAGTTTTTCCACTAAGAGACGCATATTGAATCAATTCATCTTTATAAAATTCACCTTTGCATCCTGCACATTTTCTAGTTATTTGCATACCATCACTTCCTATATTTCATTCTATATAAGTATACCATGATTTCTAGAAAAAGTCAAATAAAAAAGAGCCTTTCGGCTCTAAAATATAGGTAAGGATTTGCACCTTACATGACAATCGTTTTTTCCGTGCAGACTTCACTCTACGTATAAGCGGATTGCCTAACCACGCCCAGCGTCTACCTGTTCCGCCACTATATTTATATTATTCCAAATTTTTCATTTCATCAATAAATAATTCTACAAGATCTACTTGTGATGGTACTGCTTGACTAAGTTTAAAGTCCTCAGTACCAAAAACACGTCGAATAATATCTTTCATAATCATTAAATGCTGCTCTTTCTCTTCTTCATTTTTTGCAGTATTTAAATAATCCATCCATACAGTTTTAGCCTCGGCCATTACTTCTTGGAATGGGCGCTCTTTAATTTGTACTGTTTCTACATGATCAGTCACTTTAGCGCCATTTAGTTCGACATCTTTATCAATAGCTTCACCAATAGCATCTACCAATTCTTGATATCCGAATTTAATTTTAGGAGCAAGATACTTGTATCTACTACCAGCAAATACATATGGGGTTGAACGTGTATATAAATATCTAACACTTTCTTTTGTTACAGGATCAAATTCAGTACCAATATATCCAATAATATCAACCAATGCATCAATTACTTCTCGCATTTGTCGAGGGCCATCCGGCTCCACCATAGTAATAGGATTACCATCTTCATCATGCATATCAGTACTTTTTTCCTTATCATGGCAAATCAGAATTACACCAAAGCCTAGCATTGTTATTTCACGTAATGCTTCAGAAAACTCTTTCTTTACCATACCCCACCCTTGACCCCAAGGGATTTCGCGTATGCTACTAACATTCTCTCTCTAACATACATATTTCTCGCACAAATCATATGCCCATGTAGCTGTATCAATTACTACGGTATCATACATTTCTTTTGCTTGTGGTTTCCGTAGTTGCGAAAGAACCTTTTTAAAATCTGCCCATTTTGGTATTGGTACATAATATTGACCGCTCAAAGCATTGAGACCCAATTCAAATGCACAAGTTAGTGTACGTGGAGCCTGTACTGCAAAAGAGGTCTTTCCGCTCTTACTCTTACCATAGATAAGAATATATTTACCTTTAACGGAACGATCAATAACACTGGGTTTTAAATTAAATATATCAATATCTGCCATTTTATTTTCCTCCTTTCATATGAATGTCCGAGGTAGGGCATAAGCCAATTCTTATGCCCAATCCCTCTATCACATTGTAAGTTTTCAATTGCCAGGTGTGCTTTTAATCACTCCTACCACTGGTTTGACTTACAATTACTCCCAATCATACTTCTTAGAGGAAGCTTCAGGGGCATTAGCAACAGACTTTACAGTTGCACTATTACGAGCATTAATCTGCATCTGTTCAATTGCCGCCTTACGCTCATTAAATGCCTTCTTAATTTCTACTGGATCATATGCAAAATCTTCTTCCTTACATTCATCATCACCAGTAGTAATAATTAGTTCACGCACAAATTTAGTTGTGGTTTCTGGTACATCTTCACCCCAGCCGCTAGACTGCACTTCCTCTTCCTGAGAAAGAACACGAATACGACCCTTAACAGTAACTGTACCATTGGTTTCCCAATTACGAGAAATATATTCAACAGTATCGGGAGCTTCAACGATAAATTCAACTACATCAAGCTTCCCGCTATACTGTACAATACCGCCCTTAATTACTAGACGGCCAGTAGTATCGCCATCACGGTCTACTTCATCATGCATATCCATAATAAAGATATCAGTTACAAAGGATGCCACATCTGCAACACGAGCTTCATTAATGAATGAACCACGAATCTGCCATCCATTAATTAGCTGTCCGGTACGAGATACAAAGTTATTTTCCTGCAGAGAAGTACCAGTTAAACGCACATGAGATGCATGATCAATGCCAACATTCTGCGCAGTCTTCATTAGCTTTAGATCATTTAGACTCTTCCATGCGGGATTATTCTTACCTGTGGAAGTATATTCGGTTGCAAACATGCCAACCTGTACATCGCTTGTTTCTTCCTTGCCGCCATAAGTCTGAGTAACACGAACCGTTACTGTTGCACGCTGATATGGACGACCATCAGATAGCTTACCATCGCCAAAAGAAACATCCATTAGAGTGCCTGCGAGATTAATTTTATTTGTTGCTTGTACTTGAATACTTTTCATTTTACATTTCTCCTTTGCTTCGTTATTTTATTCTTAATTAAAATTCTGTTTCTGCTGCTTCCTTTGCGGCCTTAGCTGCTGCCCTCTCTGCGGCCTTACGCTCCTTTTCAGCCTGACGTGCTGCGAGCTTGGCCTGTTCCTCAGCGATTGGATCATAAGCTAGACCAGCTTCGGTTAGAGTATGATACTTAACTGTCTTTGTCTTAGCCTTACGTGTTTCTGTTGCTGGTTCTAGTTCTACCACTTCTTCACGAGTTGTCGTGGTATATTTCTTCTTTTCTAGTGGATTAATACTGCCAATTACTGCGCTAAGAGAAATTCCTAGTGCATCAGCGATCTCCTGCTTAGAATATTCATTTCCATAATGTTCCTTTAGAAAATTTAGTACACTAACACTGTTTACACTTGCCATAATTTTATATCTCCTTTTTATTTTATATTTTTCGAGTGTGTTTCACTCTTTTTTACAATTATATTATATCAGAAAATTTCATTAAAGTCAAACATTAATTTTCTTTTTTTGTAACGAAAATAATATTTGCTTTATTATTAGCTTCTGCATTGCTTGTTGAATTATCAATAACATCTTTAAGTTTAGGAATTAAATCAGTGTCATACCCGCGCACAGCTTTTTGCATATTAATAATTTTATCATTTAAATTATTAGAAACAATATATGCTCCAGCGAGTAATTTAGTATAATCAGCTTTTTCTAGTTCTTGCTCTTCTTTTAATTTATCACCAAGAGCAATATAATCATCACGCATTAATTGAGCAACTTCTTCACCCTTACTATCGCCCTAGTTATGATCATATTCCATAACCTACTCTGCCGCAATTTCAGTAGCATGACACAGTTCAATAAATAAATTACGATATGCTTTATCCATTTTTCACTCCTTTTACCGCCCGACCGGTAATTTTATATTCAGAATCTCCTACCCATTTAGCTTCCTTTACAAAACCTTCGGCTTCAAGTTTAATTGCTTTAACACCTTTTGTCATGCGCCCAGTATAACTAATTTCACTCAATGGATAACAATTATAATAGTCATTATTTCCTATAATAGCGACCTTATCATCATCATCGCTACTAAGAATTATTCCTACGATACTGTCATCATCATCCATCTTATTAATTGCTATGCCTTTTTTCGCGCGAGCAACGTATTCACCAATATGACTCTTTTTAATGAATCCTTTCTTTGTCACACAAGTTAAAGATTTATAAGCATTAAAACTCATAGTATCAATTAGTAGGCACGGATATTCCCCTCCAATATCAGCTATATCAGTTATCTTATATTCTTTATCTAATTTTAACTTACTAAGAGAAATATTATACATTTTCCCCGCACTGGTAATCAATGTAAGAGAACCAAGATTTGTTGTATATATAATGGTTTGTTTAAATTTGGTTTCTTTACCTTTTTCAACAATTTTAATTGTTTTTCCATTATAAATAACTGCTACATCTTGTTCTTTAATTTCTTCAGGTTCTTCTTCATCACCAAGCGTATCTGTGATTTGTGTGCGCCTTGCGTCGCCAAATTTTTGAGATACCAGATTTAGTATTTCAATTAATTTTT